AGATCCTATTGATGATGCTGTACCTCTCTTCTATGCATATATTCCTGCATTTACGAAGACAACTAAAGATGTAAGAATTACTCCTGTTGATAACCGCCGTTACACAATGCGTGATATCGGTAAGTTAGAAAAACGTATTGAAAGACTTGAGTATTATACTACTCTTAGTATCCTAGAGCAGCAAGCACTTAACATGCAAGTTAAGGATGAGATTGGTCTAGACAGATTCAAGTCTGGTTTCTTTGTTGATAACTTTGAAGCACACAAGGTTGGTAACCTTTCTTCTCTTGATTACAGATGTGCAGTGGACAGTCAGCAAAGTGTCCTACGTCCTCAAGCAAAAGAAGATTCTGTAGATCTAGAAGAAGTAAATGTAAGAGAAGATCAAAGATCTGTTTCTGGTTATAAGAAGTCTGGAGATATGGTAACTCTACCTTTCTCTCCTCTAAACTTACTAGGAAATGATTTTGCATCTAAGACTTTAAATCCAAATCCATTTGTTGTATTACAATACGTTGGTGATGGAGAGATCTCTCCTTCTATTGATCATTGGTATGATCAAACTGAGGAACCATTAGTAGTAGATACTAACACAGATCTATTCAACATCTTCCTTGCAAAAGAAAATGTAAAAGAAAGTTTCTCAAGTCTCTTTAATTCATTCGTAGTTAACTGGGTTGGAACATCATCTTCATTTACTACAATTAATTCTCTAGGTGAGAACAACTCTCAACAAGCTATCACATCTGTTTCTAGTGCGTCTGTTGCAAGTTCTTCTAATATCAGTCCTCAAAATAATGAGGTAGGTAAAGGAGTTCCAACTAAGAGTGTTGGTGAAAGTTTAGTTTCAACTTCTCTAGCATTTTTTGCTAGAAGTATTCCTGTTAAATATGTCATCAGGAGAATGAAACCTAATACGAAGATGTATGTCTTCTTAGAAGGTAGAGATATTAGTCGTTGGGTAAACCCAGACTTAAGATTTACAGGTATTGCTGGTAACTCCTTATCTGCATTTAATGGTGAGATTACAACTGATGAGTATGGTAATGCTAGTGGACTAATTGTTGTTCCTGCTGGTCTACCACCACTTGAAAATGCAACTTGGACTGGTGATGTAGATACTCTAGCATATGACACTTCTGCTGATGAAGTATCAATTACTTCTGGTGTGTTGACATTTAGATTTACTTCTAGTTCAACCAATGCACCTAAAGAAGAAGTTGATAGTTACACAGAAGTTAAGTATTATGCTACTGGTCTTCTTCCAGAAAATCCAGCAAGTATTGTTTCTACAAAACCATCTTACTTCAAATCAAATGAAGGTGTACAGTTAATTGAAAGTAATACTGATAATCCTGTAAGACCTAATCCTCTTGCACAAACATTCAAAGTAGAAAATCTTGATGGTGGTTGTTTTGTTACTGGTGTTGATCTCTTCTTCAGTAAGAAGAGTACTAACATTCCAATTAAAACTTACATCTCTAATGTTGATGCAGAAAAACCAGCTAAGAACATTGTTCCTGGTTCTGAAAAAACTCTTTCTCCAAATACGTTCCTCAAGTGTTTTGCTAGTGGCAACGTAGCAGTTTATGTGGGTGAGAGTGTAACAGGTGCATCTTCTTCTGCATCAGGTCCTATTCTTAAGATCTTTGATAAAAATAATGTAGAATTAGTTGCAACTGCATCTGGTAAGTTTAGTCTTACAAATGAGCAAGTATATACTGTGGTTCTTAGTAACCATAATGGTAAATCTTTTGTACAGAATGAAGATTTAATTATTCCATCTGTGACAGAGGCAAATGCATTAAACAATACTGATCTTGTTCTTTCTATTGCGAAAGATAGTGGTAAGGTCTCCAAGATGAGAATTACTAACACTGGTCAAAATTATGACAGTGCAATTCTTACTATCGAGAGTCCTCAGTTACCTGGCGGATCTACTGCTACTGCAGGTATAGAAGTTTCTGGTGGTAAAATTTATAATGCTGAAGTATCACTTAGTGGTTTTGGTTATACAGAAGCTCCTTCTGTAGTTGTTAAAGGTGTTGGTAATGGAGCAGGTGGATGTGAAATCCAAACGTTTATTGAAATTGATACACCTGCTGTAAGAATGGGTGTATCAACTGATGCTGGAGAAGTAACAAACTCCACAACACCTACACACTTTGCATTTGATTATCCTGTATATCTACAGAATGATACTGAGTATGCACTTGTAGTTGAAACTGATTCAACTGATTATGAACTTTGGGTTTCTAAACTTGGCGAAACTGATATTGCTACAAGTACGGTCATCACAACTCAACCATCTCTAGGTTCGGTATACCGTTCCCAGAATACCGAAAGTTGGACTGAAGATATCTTCGAGGATCTTAAGTTTAATCTTTACAGAGCAGAGTTTGATATAACTAGACCAGCAGAACTTCTTCTTAAGAATAAAAATCTTGGTTATGAACTCTTGAGTGCAAATCCAATTGAAACAAATGCAAGTTCTAATTCTGCTTCTACATCTACTTTATTCAAAAACAACAATGCTGTTGTTAAAGTAAATCATAGAGATAATGGTTTTGAAGATAGTGGTAAGTCATATGTCTTCTATAGAACTGCAGTTGAGACTGGAGGTATTACTGCTTCCACTATCAATAGCAATCTATTTAAGGTAATGAATTCTGGTGTTGATTCATATAATATTCTTTCTCCATCTCAAGCTGCAGGTAACTCTCTTGGTGGTGGCACTTCTGTATATGCAAGTTATAACAGAAAGTTTGAAACTCTATATCCACAAATTCATTATCTAACATTTACAGGTACAACATTAGATGTTTCTGTAAAAACTACTAATGTAGTTCCTGTTGATTCTTCTACAACTAACTACACTTCATATTCACAGGCAGAATATGAAAGAACATTCTTGAATGAACCACATTACTTTACAAATCAGAAGATGATTGCTTCTGAGATTAATGAGACTCTAAACAGTCTTGAAAGATCTCTAACTTATAAAATGCAATTATCTTCTACATCTAGTAATCTTTCTCCAATCATTGATCTTTCTAGTGCTTCTGTTAAGACAGTAACTAATAGAATTGAAAATGCAAAAGGAGAAGAGAACAGATTTGGTAGAAGAGATCAAGTTATTGAGTTCTTCCCAGTTTATCAGTTTGAACTTGCTGGTAATGCTGGAACTGAACTTCAAGCTGATCAGACAATTGAAGGTCAAACTTCTAAGACAACAGGAACTATTGCAAGAGTCAATGGTCAAGTTGTATACGTTAGAGTTAAAACAAGTCAATTCTTCCAAAAAGGAGAATCTGTTTCTCTAGGCAATCAGACTCAATTGACAAATGTTACTGTTGACTCCAACCCATCACAAGTATTCACATCTATTGATGATGGTGCTACTATCGAAGCAAGAAACCCAGCTGTGATTCTTGACACATATGAAAATATCATTACTGGTAAAACAGTTATTTGGAATAATCAAACTCAAGAATTAACTGCTAGAGTTGATGTCAATCCAATCAATGATAATTACACTGACAGAATTATTGACAATGTGTTGTATAACAGAAACGCTAATACTAATCAACAACTTGCAGATATCTTCCGTGTAGGAGACTTTATTAAATATCCTAATCAACCAGATGAGGAAGCAAACTATCTAGAAGTAGGTAAAATTACTTATACTAGTGGTATTGATTTTGTTGCTGAAGATACTTCCAAGAATGGTTCTGCAATTGCTAAGTATGTAACTAAGGAAGTTGTTATTAGTAGTCCTGCAACTGCTATTGATGTACATCTAATGGCAAATGTCAAAGACATCTCTAATATTCAAGTTCTTTACAAGTTTAAGAAAGCATCTAGTCAAGAAAACTTTGAGGATATTGATTGGATTCTATTCAATGGTGATGGACAACCTGATACGTTAGAGTTAGCAACCACAGAAAACACAATTTCAAGTGTTGTTGAGAAGCAATCTTCTTACCAAGATTTAAAATATAGTGTGTCTGATATTGAAGAATATTCATCATTTGCTATCAAAATTGTAATGCTTGGTGTTGATCCTGCATTCGTTCCTAAGATTCAAGATATTCGTGCGGTTGCAGCATTCTAATTTCCGCGTATGGACTATATTAAAGTTAAAGGGCATGATGGTCTTGTAAGAGACCAAAACACTGGTGCCATCATTAATTTGGACGATTCTGCAATAGCTGCAAGACGTAAGTCAAAACAGTTAGGTTCCGCGTTGGACGACATAAATATGTTGAAGAATGAAATCTCTGAAATTAAATCACTACTTCGAGAGTTAGTAAAAAATGCCAGCAATTAATGTCGCACGTACCGATACCTTTGAACTTCAAAGGCAGAAAATTAACCAAATTGGTGCAAGATTATTTGATGTAACTGGAGGTGGATCTGATCTATCTACTGGTAATTTGAAACTAGGTGATGGAACAGTTATAGCACCATCATTAGCATTTGATTCAGATGCAACTCTGGGTTTATACAAAGCAGATACAAAGACTCTAGGATTTGTTTCAACTACAAAACGTGTTCTAGAAATTAGTGATACTGAAGTCACTTGTATCCAAAATTTAAACTTAACTCAAGAACAGTTACGTACAGATGGTTTAACCATCTTAAATGCTGGTTCATTATATGAAGGTGGAACATATACTAATGTTCCTCTAACTGGAGGTACTGGTGTTGCTGGTGAAGCAACTATTGTTGTAACTCCATATGGTGGATCTGTTACTAATTTTGGAGCAGGATATACGCCTGGTGCTTACGGACAAGGTAGTGGTGGTATAAAATTAAGTGGTGGTAGTGGTAGTGGTGTAGAGGTTTCATTTGATGTAGATGGCGTTGATGGAACAATTCAAAATGCTGGTTCTAATTACGCTGCTAGTGCTTCCGTAAGTGCTGTACCTCTTACTGGTGGTAATGGATCTGGTGCTGAGGCAGACATTGTTACAGGCGGTGCAGGAGAGGTTGTAGATGTTACTATTGTCAGTCAAGGTTCTGGATATCTGAATGGAGATATTTTATCAGTAAATCCAAACTTCGATGGTCAGGGTACTGGAAGTGGATTTCAATATAGAGTTGATGGAAATCCAGGTGTAGTCAGTAACTTTCAGATTTTATTATATGGTACAGGTTACACTACTGGTAACGTACTTTCTCTGCCAGGAGATGTAACAGGAGTCTCTGCTGATTTAAAAGCACAAATCACTGGTATTTCAACAACATTAAGCACTTCCTCTTATCAAATTACTGTAGCAGATACCACTGGTATTGTTGCAGGTATGGCCGTTATTGGTGGAGAGACAGATGTTGGAACTATAGCTCAAGGAACAACAGTTCAATCAGTTGACAGTGCTACTCAAATTACTCTAGATATCTTTCCAAGTGCAGCGGGTGCAGCGACACTAGAATTTATTAGTAGTGGTAATTTACTAGAGTTTGTTGTAGCTGATGTTTCTGTCTTATATCCAGGAATGCCTGTTACTAAGACTGGAGGAACTGGATCTCTAGCTGCTAATACAACAATTGCTAGTATAGCAGGAAACACTGTTACATTGAATCAAGCACCAACAGGTGCTGGTACAGCTACACTAACCTTTGGACAAACATTTGGTACAGGCACTACTCCTTTTGCTTATACAGTTGCAGCAGTTGGAACAGTAGATAGTGTTACTGTTACTCAAGGTGGTACTGGATACGAAGTAGGAAATTTACTTTCTGTAGATCCTGAAAATTTAGTTTCTCCAATTGAATATACAGTTACTGCTGCACAAGCTATTGAAATAACTTTTACTGGAAATGTTTCTACATCTGCTTTTGCTGTAGGAGATACTATACAGACAGTAACTGGTGGTGAGGGAGGTGGATCTCCACTTCAATACGAAGTTTTTAAAATTGAATCTGCTGGTGGTAATATAACAAGAGTTTTCCTTGACGCAACATCTGGTGTTCTTGCTAATGGAGATCAACTAGAAGATAACGCTAATACTTTAATAGGAACTGTAAATACTGGAACTAATCCTCAAACTTACTACTTCCTTTCTTTAGGTGATACTGGAGCTCCAATATTAAATCCAGATCTTACATTTTATTCTGGAGACACGTATGTCTTTAATATTCAGGATTCTTCTCTAGCAAACATCGGATTTGCACTTAGTTCATATCCTGATGGTATTCATGCTCCAAGTCTTGTTACACCTGTATCAACAACATTATCAAACGTATCTAA